GCTTAGAAAATTACACTGACAATTGTATCATAGACATAAATGTTTCTGATAAAATTGAAATTATTGCAGTAAACGATTTCAAAACAATACCGAGCACGGTTAGGTCTATAGAAAAAATACTTTCCATTAAACATGAAAACTTAAAAATTGAAGATATAGACTTTAGTTAGAATCGTTAGATAAACTTAGGCATTGAAGAATGTATAAAAACAGGTTAATAATATCAAGGTATATATTAATAGAAGCAATTATAAAGTCTTCTTTTTTGTAAACTTTATAACTTCTATCTGTTATCAGTTTTGTATCGTAGATTATAAATCCAGAAAACAATACACTTCCTAAACCGGCTATAAGTAATTGCAAATAAGAGCTCATAGTAAATATATTTATAATACCAAGACTTATAACGCTTATAAATAAAACCATTAAAAACTGATTTAAATAAGAAATATAAATTTCCCAAAATGACATTAATCCAACTAAAGTCATTAAAATTGTATCAATTGTTGTGATACCTATAGCCAATAAAACGGTGTCGCCTTTTATAAATGAAGAACTTGTACTTATCAGGTATGAAGTACCTAATGTAAAAAATATTAACAAAATATAATTCAAAGGAAATTTAGTAAAATAGCTGTCGCAGCAACATGTCACAAAAATTGGGATTAAAGTAAAAAATAAACTTAGACCTAACAGACCCCTACCCAAGTCTGATATATAAAAGGAAGAAATATTATAAAATCTAGAAAGTACAACACCTGTTAAAAAAATAGACAATTGAAAAAGTAAACACATGTAAACCTTGAAAATAAATTTTTTTGACTCTTTAAGAGTCATACCTTCGGGTTCTTGTTCAACGATAGGTATACCTTCAACCAAAGGAATTGTTATCATTTAATTATTAAAATAATAAAATAATTCTAAATTGCTTTATTATTTTAATGAAATGTTTTATTAATTACACTTAGTTAATTTACCGCATGCCGAAACGAGCCATACGCTTCTTGCGGAGGCGGTAGGCACGGCGGGCCGCGATGGCAGTCTTGGTCATCTTGAGCTTCCGGCGCTTGCGACGGCGGAGCTTCTTGACCGCACGACGAACACGGCGCTTCTTTGGCGAGAGCATGTGCTGCGTGCGCTTGAGGACCTTGGCGTCAATGTAGTGACGACCCGACTTGGTACGGTAGTAAAGACCACCGTTGGTACCACGGTGGAGCTTGCGACGGCGACCGCGGACAGTTACGAACGCGCGCGACTTTGGTAGCGACTTAACGTAGTGACCGCGCTTTGGGCGGCGACCAGGCGAGCGCTTAGCCGTGGAACGACGCTTCTTACCGAAGAACATAGACATAACAGACATATTTATTTTAATATAAACAAAAGAAAAAAAATAAAATTAAAATCAAAAAATTAAAAATAAATTAAAATAAAATTTTAATAAATTTTGAAACTACATTTTCTTTGAAATCGTGTAAATTTAGAAAAGCTAGAAGAATTTTTTTGTCTACGTTAATTTTTTGAAATTTAGCAGGGATTTCATATTCAAATTCTTTGAAGATTTTTCTAGAAACGATGTAATTGAAATTTGTTGTTTCTTTATTTAGCGTTTTCAAAACTTCTTCTATACTCTTGTGTTTTTTGATTAGATTAAAAGATGTTACCGGTCCTATTTGGGGAATTGGGTCAGTATAGTCGCAGCCAGATAGAATACAAAAGTCTACAAAAGAATCCTGCGTCATTTCAAATCTCTCAAGAATTAAACCAGTGTTTATCTCTGTTATGTTTTTATTAATAGACGTTTTAAGTATAAATGGGCATCCAAATGTTGTAGCATCCGTGTCATCTGTAACTGTATAATCAACTAGTCCATTTTTTTGAAGAAAAGCGCAATACTTTTCTGCATCTTCTGGAGCAGTACAATAAGGTATACCAGCTTTTTCAAGAAGTTCTTTGCTTTCGTCTACATGAGACTTCTTAATAACTATAAGCTGAGAAAGTATTTTTTGTATTTCTTCCTCAGTTGCCTTTGATTCTTCTTCTGTTTCTGCTTCCTTTGCTCTAAGTTCTTCAAGACGCATATACATTTTTTCTTTTGTAGCCTGACGCTTTACAAGAGTAACTTTTTTAGCTTCTGGAGGGACCCCATCAAAAATAAAAACAGGAAGTATTCCATTCATAAGATAAAATTTAATCCTATTTGCAAGACCGACTAAATGAGAATTTTCTACTTTTGAAGCATACTTAAACTTATATAGCAGAATACTACAATCAATTGCTACGCGGGAATTTTTATATTTTGAAATATCAAAGGTTTGAACGGCGTCTGGTGCATATTTTTTAATAATGGTATTTAGTCCTCGAATACCCATTGTTAATTTAGTATATGTTATTCTTTTAAGTAATATCTTTTTTTGTAAATTATCAACGTATCATTCTCTAAATGCATATTCTAAAAGAGGAACTTCTTCTGTTTCTTCCGTTGTCATGTCAAGAACTTTTTTTTGTTTTGGAAAATTTGGATGTAATTTGATGTCATTACTTCTATAGTATTCAACTTCTTTCCAAAATTTTTCAAGTATTGGGATATTTTTATCTAGCCAACGAGAATCTCTATAAACTCTTACAATATTCATAGTATCTGGTGGAAGATACTCTATAAAATCTGCAACACGAAGATTACATATAAATAAATTTAATTGTACCTGAGGAAGATAATATTCTGGAATTTTCCCAAATTTAATTTTACGTCTATAAGGACACTTTACCTCTAAAAGAATAGGTTCGGCGTTTGCATCATTCTTTGAAATGGCTATTCCGTCTGGAGAACCAGCCATCCAATAATAATCTTGATTATGATATACGTTTTCGTGTGCAATAAGACCGAAATTATAATTGACCTGATCGGTTAATTCACAGTATTTGTCTATAGCTTCATCTTCATACTTTTGCCCATGTCTTGTTGCTATATTTCCAACAAAAGGCTTTGGGTCAAACCCACATTTTTTAAAAAGAACTTCGTGTGGTTTTTGATATGGATTTAGACCTAAAACTGTTCCTGCGTCAGAGCTTGTTAGTTTATTCTCACGCTGTTTGAACCACATATCAGACCGCTGTTCATATTGTGGAATCTCTAATAATTTATTTATTTTGTCCATTATATAAAGAATATAAAGTAACTTTAAATTAAAATAAAATTATTACAATAATGAAATCAGATGGAATGCCCAATTTGTTTTAATTTAATTGAAAATAGTTGCGTGGGTTCTTGTATGCATCATTATTGCTACCCATGTCTTATAAAATGGATTTCATTTAATTGTATATGCCCAGCGTGCAAAAAACCTATATTAGAAATTAAATTTGATAAAGAATTTGATTCTATAAATAACCCAACTTGTAGTATTCTATTAGAAGAAGTTACAAAAAAAGTAGAGATTTTTTTTAATGATAATAGTCTACCTGGAATTACAATTACTACAAATAAGTCTGGTCCAGGTGTTAAAATATTAAAATTAAATACAAACGATAAGTGTTATAAATGTGGTCTTAGAGTTGGTGACATTATATTATTTATGAATTCTGTACCGTGTTATAGCCACGAACAATCTATTAAAATAATTAAAAACGCACATGAAAAACAAATAACACTAATTTGTGAACTAATTATAACTAAAAATAATTAAAATTAATATAATTTGTAATTTAAATGGAAGATTCAGACGTTCTTTACACAATAATTAAAAATAGAACGCTGTACGATAATGAACACTTTTGTATTGTAAACAAAATGTTTTATACTATAACAAAGCTTATTAGTTCTGAACAAATTAATAAGTTATATTATTTTAAAAAATTAAAAAGAAGAACTATCTTCCCAAAGAAGAAAAAAATGAGACATAATTACTACACATTAAAGAATATGTACATCAACAAAGAAGAACAACCTATTTTATTTTTTTAGCTTTTTAACTGTAACACTTGGAGCATTCTTTTTCTTTAGCTTTTTCTGGTCATATTCTTCAACCGTCTTTGCTTTCTTTTCATCATAATTCTTCTCGCAGTATTTCCAAAGCTCTTTTGAGCCAATTCTAAAATTTCTATTAGGTTTTGCTCTGTACCAAAATACACAATCTTGAATATTATTACTTTTTGAAGTATTATCAAGAACTAAACAGTCGTAACCTTCTGTACAACTATTTAGTACGTCTTGAAATATACCAAAGTGGGGAAAAATTCCAAAGAAATTTTTATAAAGCTTTTCTTGATTTTGAATGATGTTTTCTCTTAGAATAAATACGTAATCTATGTTAGCTCTTAAATCAGGTGGTAAGTCCATACAATATTGCATTGTAAGCATGAACGTTATTCTCCAATGACGACCATTCATAAAAATACCACGAATGTTTGTATCTCTTATCATACGCTTATCATACATACAATCGTCTAATAAAACAAAGACGTCTCCATCTAAATTTTTATTAGAACCATTTATGACTTTTTTCTGTCTAGTTATAATTTGTTGAATAATTTCAGGCTTATATTCAGAATGTATTAAGATGTCGGGTATAAAACTGGAATAATACGCATTTCCATCTTCTGTAGCAGATATAGCTACTCCGGCATTGATTCTTCTAAGGTAATAAAGTATATCAGCGACTAATGTACTTTTACCTGTTCCTCTTTTACCAATAAAAACACACGTAGCAGGTCCAGATCCGGATGTACGTCTTTCTTCAATTTTCTTAGGATTGAATTTCGATAAAGAAATAGACATATTATTATAACTGTATTTTTATTTTAAAATTTGATTTACTCCCAATAATTAGTTGTTAATATTTCATCCGGTTCCAAAGTTATATAAGAATAAAAAATGCTACAAAATATTCCTAAAATTATAGAAGTTACAATATTAAATGTATAATTTTCGTCTTTATTCTCGTCGACGTAATTAATGGCCATAAAAGAAAAAAGTGCAGCCAATAAAATTATAACCAAAGAACTTAAATCAAATAGGTAAAAATCTAGAAAGGTCATTATTACTTTAATAATATAATTTTAAATTGTAAATACAAACTTAAAAAAATACTACATTATAATATATAAATGGGAGTTACAATTAAAGATCTTTCTACTTATAATTCTATTAATAGAATTAATTTTGGAGAAAAGATAGTATTTTTTAAATTTGGAGCAGATTGGTGCATACCATGCATCGAACTTGATAAAGTTCTTGTAAATGTACCAGACAGTATGCTTTATCATATATCAATCGAAAATGAAGATTTTGAATCTTTTTTAATGGATAACAAGATTTATACAGTACCTGATACTATAGTTAAGTACAAAGATGCATCTACCCGATTTCAGGGTTTGCGGACTGAAGAACAAATTATGGAAATCATAGAAGAACTAAAGAAAGTGGGCGAGTAAATCCGATGCCAAATTTTACAAAAAAATAACTGGTTTAAAAATTTAGTTCATTTTATAATCAGTTATCACATATTATGGCGGAAAACTACAAGAAGTACACGCAAATCGAACACATTATAGCAAGACCTGGTATGTATGTCGGGGATACCAAAGATACAACTGGGGACTGCTGGACAATTGTCGACAATAAAGCTGAACTCAAGTCTTGTAAATGGAATCCAGGAATATTTAAGATTTTCGATGAAATTTTGGTAAACGCAGCAGATGAGGTCCAGCGTAACAAATCTGTTAAGTGTATCAAAGTTAAAATAGAAAATGACGAAATCTCTGTTTTTAACGACTCTGGAATCCCTATTGAAATTCACCCAGAGTACAAAGTTTATATTCCGGAGCTAATTTTCGCCAATCTTCTAACATCGAGTAACTATGATGACTCGCAAAAAAGAACCACAGGTGGTCTTAATGGGTTGGGAGCTAAGTTGACTGCCATTTTCTCTCAGTACTTTACAGTTGAGACTGCGAAAGATGGCAAGAAATATACCCAGACATTTGAAAAAAATTTAAGTAAAATCAATAAACCTAAGATTTCTACTTGCAACAGTGAGTACACAAAAATTACATTTAAACCAGACTTTGAAAAGTTTGGAACAACAGGTATCACAGATGATACACTAGCGGTTCTATCCAAGCGTGTATTTGACATCTGTGCAATGACAAGTAAAGATGTCAGTGTTTACCTGAATGATAAAAAACTAACAATTAAGGACTTTTCTGAATACATTTCAGCTTACATCGGTCCTAAGAAAAACTGTCCGCGAGTTATTCAAGAGACTTCTCGCTGGAAGGTCGGCATTGCTCCTTCAGATACTGGTTTCCAATGTATATCATTTGTAAACGGAATCAGTACTTCTGACGGAGGTTCACATGTTGACCATGTTGTAAACCCAATAATTAAGAAAGTTACAGAACTAATTCAAGAAAAACACAAAAATTTAACAATTAAACAGCAATACGTCAAAGACAATATATTCGTATTTATCAATTGTCTCATTGAAAATGCTACTTATTCATCGCAAACAAAGGAGAAGAACATTACCAAGATTTCAGATTTTGGTAGTAAATTTTCTGCATCTGATGATTTTATTACAACAGTCGCTAAGATGGGCATCATCGAAAATATTCTAGCTATCGCTGATGCCAAAGAAAAGAAGTCTCTTCAAAAAACAGACGGAAAGAAAACCAGTCGAGTTATAATTCCAAAACTAGACGATGCAAATAAAGCTGGAACAAAAGACTCAAAGTTGTGCACTATCATTTTCACAGAGGGAGATTCAGCGAAAGCTACAGCTATCTCTGGTCTTTCTGTAGTGGGTCGCGATACTTATGGAGTTTTTCCTCTTCGAGGTAAGCTTCTAAATACAAGAACAGCAACTTATGCGCAGTTGTCAAAAAATGAAGAAATTAACAATATTAAACAGATTCTTGGTCTTCAGAGTGGTAAGAAATATTCTTCTGTCTCTGAGCTAAGATATGGTAAAATTATGATTATGACTGACGCAGACACCGACGGATTTCACATCAAAAGTCTTATAGTAAACTTCATCGGAAACGGTTGGCCAGAACTTCTAAAGACAGATTTCATTTCATCACTTGTAACGCCTGTCATTAAACTAACAAAGAAATCTCAGATTATCCCGTTTTACAATGTAGATGATTACAAAAAATACAAAAATGAAAATAATATCTCAGGATTCAAAGTGAAGTATTACAAGGGTCTCGGTACTAGCACATCCGCCGAGGCAAAAGAATATTTCAAAGACATGAAAACACTAAATTATAAAAATGAATCAAAAGAAGATGAAGAATATCTTCATCTAGCGTTTACTAAAACAGAGGCAGATGCTAGAAAAAAGTGGATTCTAAGTAACATCAAGAGTCCGGAAACACTTGATTACAACATTAAAAAGGTAAACATAAAAGACCTTATTAATAAAGAACTTGTACTTTTTTCAATCGCAGACAATGTAAGGTCTATTCCGAGTCTTGTAGATGGACTTAAGCCCTCACAGAGAAAGATAATATTTGCATGCATCAAGAGAAATCTTCATCAAGAAATAAAAGTATCTCAGTTAGCAGGCTATGTTTCTGAGGTGTCAAGTTATCATCATGGCGAAGCAAGTCTTCAAGATACAATTGTAAATCTTGCACAAACATTCACAGGTTCTAATAATATGAATCTTCTAGAACCAGTTGGACAGTTTGGAACAAGACTGCTAGGAGGCAAAGACTCTTCTAGTCCAAGGTACATCTTCACACATCTATCTAAAAACTTTAAAGAATTATTCAATAGCGATGATCTAGACTTGCTCGATTATCTGGACGACGATGGTCAATCAATTGAACCAAAGTTTTATGTTCCAACACTACCTATTATTCTGATAAACGGTGCTTGTGGGATTGGAACTGGCTTCTCAACTGATATTCCATGTTTCAATCCAGATGATATCAAAGACCGGCTACTAAGACTCGTAGAAGACGAAGATTCAGACATTGCAGAATTAACACCGTGGTATAAAGGATTTATTGGAACTATCAAAAAGGTAGAAGAAAACAAATGGACCACACACGGTAATTACAGTATTAAAGCAAATGTGATTACCGTTACAGAACTGCCTATCGGAACATGGACTGAAGACTATAAAACATTTCTTGATAAGCTAGAAACTGAAAACACTATTTATGGCTACAAGAATATGTCAACTGAAACAACTGTAAATTTTGAAATTAAAATGCCCTTAGAGACTGTATATGAATGGAAAGATAATCGCGAAATCGAAAAGAAACTAAAATTAGTAAGTCATATATCCGCTAAGAACATGTATGTATTTAATGAGAATAATGAAATAGTTAAAATGGAATCGCCAGAAGAGATAATTTATCATTTCTGGAGAATCAGGAACGAATACTACATTAAGCGCCAGACTAATCTAGTAAACAAAATAAGCTACGAACTGAATGTTATTACAGCAAGGATTGACTTTGTAAACGATGTAATCGATGAAAATATCAAGGTATTCCGACAAAAGCTCGAATACATCAATAAACAACTAGAAGATAAAAAGTACATGAAAGTAGAAAATACATATACGTACCTGACAGATATGAAAATACATACATTTAGTGAGGACACTATATCAAAACTTACAAAGAAACAAAAAGAGCTACAAGAGACTTTGGCAAAAATAACTGGTTACAAAACACGGGATTTCTGGATGAATGATATCAACTAAAAACATTTATAATAAATAATAAATATTATAGTCTCCTAGGAGACAAATAAATTCATTTCATTTCATTTTTAAAATAAAATATTTGTATTAAATAAATTGAAATGAATTTCTTTATGGCTTTAGTTGTTGCAGTTTCTGCATGGATGACCTTCTCGGTTCTTAATGAACTAGCCTCGGCCAAGGACGGCAAGGGCTGCTGCCAATCTAAAGATTGTGGCGAAGGTATGCTAGCGTCTCTATTGTGGTGGATGAATATGGCGGTTGCGCTAGTATTTACAATTTATGTTCTAATGGAACTCTACGATGAATATGGCGGCGCTGTAAAGTCGCGCGCTGTCTCTATGATGCGTAAGAATCCTGTTACAAAGAGCGTACAGATGGTTTTCGGTAATTAAGCTTCTGTAAACGTATTCTTTATTTCCAATAAAACCGGGGCATGGTCACTGGCTAGAGGTATACTTAGGTTGTTTTCACCAATGTGTTTTAAACACTTACTGGCAATTTGATTACATTTGAAATTCTTAGTAAAGAAATAATCAAGTCGCCATCCTTTATTTCTATTTCTAGTTATAGCAATTCCGTTTTCTTTTCTTTGTCTTGGGTCCCACCATGTATAAATAATGTCATCGTCTTTGATAGCATCTGTGTATCCAATTGCTTGTAGATTTGTATAAAACTCTAGTTCATGAGAATAATATCCAGGACCTCCTTCCACTTTAGTTCTGTCAAAATGAGTAGAGATAGCAACATTTAAGTCTCCGCAAAATACTACAGGTTCTGTTATATTATTTAAATAATCAATCATCGCTTCCATAAAAGAAATTTTGTTATCATAATTTGTACCACTATTTGGAGCATAAACAGTAATACATTTAAAGGTTTCAAGTGTAACTATTATAATTCTACCCTCGTTGTCGTTATATCCAGGAAGTTCCGTAGAAATTTCTACTATATTCATGTTTTCTTTATAAAAAATAGCAGTACCAGAGTATCTATCAGCTGCTCGAGCATCTGACATTTTAGACTCATTGAAGAAAGTCTTGTAACCAGGGACTTGTATTTTTTTAGAATTTTCAATACTACAGCGTGTTTCTTGTATACAAATTATATCCGGATCGTAATCTTCTATAAGAGTTTTAATAGGACTAGATTCCTGTGGGTAAATTAATTCATTCTTTTTAAGTTTAGAGCTAATTTGTTCATTGAAAACTCTAGAACGGATACCATTAACGTTCCAAGTAACTATCTTCATCGCGTCGCAATTTATACTTATTTTAGATACTTAATAATGATATTTTTTCGCAAATTTAATACTTTATCAATCTATTAATCTTGAAGAATAAGTTAACTTCATTCTCGTCCTGTGTAAACTTAAGAGGTCTTTGTTCAAGTGGATTCCATAATTTAGTGATTAATTTATAAGCGTTTTCCCATTTTTCTGAACCTTCTGTAAGTATACAAATAGAATGACAGTGATTTATTATAATATCATTTAAATCGGTTATCATCTTAATTAGCTTTATATAAGCAGGAAGGGGAAGTTCATGTTCTTTTTTACACAAACCTAGATTAATAAATAGATAATATATATAATTTTGCTCTTTGATGTATAACCACGTGTTTTTAAAATATTCTAAAAATTCTTGAAAGCCTGGTTCGTTGTATTCTACATCCGCTATTAAATTAACATTAAACTTAGAGTCTTTCTTATTTAAAGTTATATCAAAAGCATCTCTCTTTAAAATAGTTGTATCTGCCATTTATTAAATACATTTAAAAATAAATTCTCTATTATTGCGCAAATATTACGTTTTTATATCATTATTAAGATATTTGTAAATTATGTAAGTGTGATTTATACTCTATATGACGTATTCCGAAATTATTACAGATGCTTTCTGGGATGAGATATCAGAACTATTAGAAGAGCAAAAAGAGAAAAAGGAAGAAATATGTGTTTGTAGTCATATGCATAAAGTGTATAATCAATCAGAGGGCACGGAAGTTTGCCTAGATTGCGGAGTTGTTGTAACAAGTAGAATTTGTCAATCTTGTGAATGGAATAATTATAAATCAGAGGACGGTACATTTGGCGCGTCGTCTCAGAGAGCAGACCTTTATGTATCAGATAACCCATACGAAGTATCAGGGACTATACCTGGTTTTTATAAAAATAGTTTTGCCATGCGTCTTCATTTACAGTATACATTTAGTCACAAACAGAAAACCTTCTGGAAAATATCTGAAAAATTTCAAAGCTACTGTACGATATTAGGAATTCATCAAAGTGTATTACCGACTGCTAAAGATATGTGGCACATTTGTATGGAATCAGGGAAGTTAACGCGCGCATCTGTTAGAAACGGTCTAATCTCGGCATGTCTTTATTATGCGTGTGTTCATATCAATTTACCGGTTGACCGGCAAAAGCTTATAGACAACACGGAAGGAAATCAAAAAGGATTTTTAAAGGGCGAAAAGATATATCTAGATATAATGGGAACAAATAAGTTTTACAAATATCTTGGAAAACAAAAGATAGACATAAAAGAAAATGATACATTCGTAAAATTTTGTAATGCTCTTGAACTTCCTTTTAAAACTGTGCACACATGCAACGAGATATATACAGAATGTTTAGATAAATTAGATTCTGTGACACCTAAGTCCATAACAGCTGGTATTCTTTTCTACGTAGTTAAAAATAAACTTAAGCTAAAACAACCATCGAAGTCTAAGATATCACAGACCGTTAATGTATGTATTCCAACTATAAATAAAGTGGTTTCAATTCTAGAAACAATATATTTAGACTAATTAATATGTTCATTGTTTCAGCTATTTTAAGTTTTATAGTTCCGATTCCTAATAATATTATTTATAAACCGAATATATCACCACGTGCTAGCTTATTCTTAGAAATTGATTTAATACATTCATTAGAACCTCCTTCGGGAGGTTCACTAAAACTTTTAACACATTTAAATGCAGCTAGTTGGTCTTACAACTGGTTAATGTACATATCGGCAGATGACACACCTGAATTTGATGAACACTATTATATGGACTACTTTAATATGAGAGGACTCTCTAATATTTATACTAACGCTAACTTTTTCTACATGGGATATTTTCCAGATGGTATGAAATGCAATGAAGGACCTATGTACATCGCTTTATTTGAGCTATTACATTCTAAAAGGGTATTCAACTGTAAAATAATTATAGAGAATCCGCATTACATTGATTATAATTCTACTCTTAAAGAGTTTAAACAAGAAGTAAAGCAATTAACGGACAGTGCGTATGTATTTTTTAAATATACAGACCTTAATACCCCAGGTCAACTAAGGTACTATCTAGATTGGAATTATGAAATTAATTAAAATATATTACATTTACTAAATGGCGGACCCAACGATATTAGATTTGGGAAATGTACTAGGTATAAGATTGGGAAAAGATATATCTTCATTTACTAATATAGATAAACTTAAATATTTCATAGGTTTTAGACTATTAATACATTGTGATGAATGTCACGATTTTTTAGGTTCAAGATCCGGATGGAATCAAACTGCAAGAACGCAATTTTATGAAGGTAAAAGAAACAAGTTATATGAAGATATTACTTGGTATATAAATGAGCTTGGAGGACCGGATAGTATTAATTCTATAGGAAACGAATCATTTTATACTATGTATAAATTAGGTATAATGAAACCAGGAAGCCCTGGGTTGATCGCTTGGGCGCGCGGAACCGCAAGAGATGGTAAACCACAACCTGATTTTATAACTAATGACGAAATTGCAAAAAAAGTAGCTAACTTTGTTATAGTAAATATATTTGAGTTAAGGCCTCTAACATTATCTAAAATAATGGGTTGCGGATTTGATTTTAATATTTATAAGATATCAGCTTTATTAACAGAACTTAATACAGCAAGCCGCGGACCTCCTTGGATAGCTGGTTCACCTCTTGGATTATGTGTAGATATGACAGTAAAGGGTAGAAATTTAGTTCCTTTTTATAATGTAATTTTCAATGATTATTTTAAAAGAAAAGCTAGAAAAGAATGTGCGGACGGTAGTATAGCAAGCATGTTACAACTTGGTTTTCGTCCAACAGAACCAGTTGTTGATGAAACAACTATTAAGTTTATACAAACGCCCGCTCAACAGTTTGACTCGGCTGGAAAAGATACTATTGAAAAGTTATTAGAGGTTAATCCAGTTAATATTATACAACTCAAAGATATTATAGACCGCTCAGACAGTACTCGTTTTACATTGAATTTTTTTGGAAAACCTATTATAATATATCGTTTTACACCACAGGCAGACCAAAATGCTGGAGTAAATTTATCTATTGATAAATATTTTTCTATAGGAGTTGTAGGAGAAAGAAATAGTAATATTTCTAGTGTATCAAAAATATCTACTGATATGTTAGCTGGAAATAAGGTTTTAATTCCAGAAAGACTTCCCATGACATCATTTAAAACTATGGGAGATTTTTTACAAGTAGTGGCTTCTATTCAAATTAATAGACGTACAGGAAACTTTGCTTTTATAACAGGGGATTTATTATGTGGACAGATTGCTTCTATATTTATAAAAAGTACTTACTGCGAGATAGAGATGCCATCAGATCCTTTTGCGGGAATATCCGTATATTTATCAGAACCTCAAATAAGAGTAGTTCAAAGAATTAAACCCGATATCGTAGCTATAATGCAACAAATACTTACAAATACTCCTCTATCTGAAGATATTTTAGATGAATTTATAAATACGACTATATTTGATGAAGCAAGTCTCGCATCTTTTGATGAAGCATTTAGACAACAGGTCGCTTTTCAGCAGTTTGGTAAAAAATCTAACAAATTAAATAGTATGTCCAACGAAGAACTTAAAAATAAATTAAAGAGTGTTGGTATAAATGTAACAAAATTAAGCTCTAAAGGAAAAAGACTAAATTTAACACGCAAAGAAATGGAAAAGAAAGCAAATTTGTTCAAGAATTTACAATTACATGCAAAGAAAATAGGTATAAAAATTATGTACAAATCCAAAAGACGAGGATAC